TGCGGCTGTCGCCGTGTACGGGTCTGGGGAAAACGGCCCCGAGGGGCCCTCTGTGCGGCCCGCGCGTGGGCGGGCCCTGTGCGGCGAGGCTGATTTGATGGCACGTGCCCATTACGCGGCACAGCGCCTCTCAGTCTCGCCGCACCACCGCAAGCATTGTGCATAATCCCAGGTCAGATGCTGTATTGCCGTCACATCTGCTGGTATCCTGGGGTCATGAAGACGCGACGCTGTGAGCACTGCCCGGAGCGCCTGGGCGCGAGGCACGCGCACAACGCCCGTTACTGCTCGGGGCGTTGCCGCATGGCAGCCTGCCGGGCTCGCCGTACGATCCCGGCCGAGCTGACGGCCCGGCCGCGTTGGGTCCGCCGCACCGCGGCGAAGGTCCCGCTGACGGTGGGCGGAGCAACGGCATCGAGCACGGACCCGGCGACCTGGTCGCGGCACGCCGAGGCGTCCCGCTCGACCGCGGGCGCCGGGCTGGGGTTCGTCCTCAACGACGACGGCATCGCGTGCGTCGACCTCGACCACTGCCTGTCCGGCGGGGAGTTGGCGCCATGGGCACGCCGGGTGCTCGATCTGGCTGGCCCGACGTGGGTCGAGCGGTCGGTGTCCGGCGACGGGCTGCACATCTGGGGGCTCGGCTCCCTGCCGCACGGCCGGCGCATCCCGCTCGACGGCGGGGGCACGGCCGAGTTGTACGGCACGGGCCGCTACATCGCGGTCACCGGGGAGACCTGGGGCGACACGCCCCGGCGCCTGGGGGACCTGCGCGACCTGATTGACGCACTGCTGTCGTAGCCCACCCGGCACGGGTGCGCCGCGGCGTACCCGACACGGGGAGGATGAACACGATGGCTGGTATGGGGCCGCCGCCGAAGCCGGGTGACCGGCGGGCGCGCAGGAACAAGGACCAGGCGCCGCAGACGCTGCTGCGGTTCGAGCAGGCCGAGGCGCCCGAGCTGCCGGACTTCCGGATCAACTCGGATGACGGCCTGGTGGAGTTCGTATGGCCGGAGCGCACCCGCGAGTGGTGGGCGATGTGGCAGGCCAGCCCGCAGGCCGAGCACTTCGGCTCTACGGACTGGGAGTTCCTGCTCGACACCGCCCTGATTCATGCGAAGGTCTGGGCCGGCGACCTTTCCGCCGCTCCTGAACTGCGGCTGCGGGTGGCGAAGTTCGGCGCCACGATGGAGGACCGGGCCAGGTTGCGTATGCAGTTCGCGGCTGCTGACGAGGCGGACGCGGCCCGTCCGGCGGCCGGGGAGGACGCGCGGGCCCGGTACGGGAGCCTGCGGATGCTGCCGGGTGGCAAGCCGAAGGCGGCCGGTGACGAGTGACGCGCCCGCCGGTTCCGGCACCGCGGAGTGGCTGGCCGAGGTGCTGCACGTGGTTCTCGCGGTCGCTGACGGCGAGCACCTGAACCGGCCGGGCCGTCCGGCGGTGCTGACCCACTGGCACGCCGAGGCTGCCCTGGCGGCGGTGCCGGCGGATGTGCTGGACGCTGCGGGGGTACGTCGTGCCGTGGCGGGGACCTGAGTACGACGGGGAGCTGCCCACCCTCGGGTATGTGGTGCTGGACTGGATGATCGCCATGCTCGCGGCGCCGGACCGGCCGGAGTACGAACCGTTCATCCCGACGCGCGAGCAGGCCGAGTTCATCCTGGGGTTCTACGAGCTGCACCCCGGTACGGGGAAGCGGGTGATCCGCCGCGGGGTGCTCTCCCGGCCGCGCGGCTGGGGCAAGTCCCCGCTGCTCGCCGGGATCGCCTGCGCCGAGGCCCTGGGCCCGGTGGTGCCGAACGGCTGGGATGCGGCCGGCGAGCCCGTCGGCATGGGCTGGGACCGGGTGCGCACGCCCCTCGTACAGATTGCCGCGGTCTCCGAGGATCAGACGAAGAACACGTGGGATCCGCTGCTGGAGATGCTGCGCGGCGGCAATGTGATCAACGAGTACCCCGGCTTGGAGCCGCTGGACACGTTCGTCACATTGCCTCGCGGACACATCGACCAGGTGACCAGCTCGGCCGCCTCCCGCAAGGGCAACAAGGGCTGCTTCGCGGTGCTCGACCAGACCGAGGAATGGACGGCGAGCAACGGCGGGCGGCGCCTCGCGCAGGTCATGCGGACCAATGCCGCGAAGATCGGCGGCCACACGCTGGAGTCGCCGAACGCGTTCATCCCCGGTATGGGGTCGGTGGCCGAGGAAACCGCGGCGTTCGCCACCGCCATCGCCGAGGGCAACACGCCGGGCGACGGTCTGCAATGGGACCACCGCGAGGCGCCCCCGGAAACCGACCCTACCGACCGCGAATCCCTCGTGGCCGGCCTGCGGTACGCCTACGGCGACAGTTCGGACCACCCGGACGGCTGTGTGCTGCATGATCCGCCGTGCGCTCCGGGCTGGTCGCCGATCGACCGGAACTCGGCAGAGTTCTGGGACACCAGCAACGACCCGCAGGAACTCCGGTCGGACTTCCTCAACCAGATCACGCACGCCGGCGATTCCTGGCTCTCTCAGCCCGAGTGGAAGGCGACCGCCGACCCGGGTCGGATCGTGGCCGACGGGGACACGGTGGTCCTCGGGTTCGACGGCAGCCGGAAGCGCAACCGCGGCGTCACCGACGCCACCGCACTGGTGGGATGCCGGGTCTCGGACGGCCACCTGTTCCTGCTCGGCTGCTGGGAGCAGCCGTCCGGCAAGGCCGGCGAGAAGTGGCGGGTCCCCGTCCTCGACGTCCTGGCCGCGGTCGACGAGGCGTTCAACCGCTACAACGTGGTCGGCATGTACGCCGACCCGGCGAAGTGGGAAGGCCACACAGCCGCGTGGGAGGCGGCCTACGGGCCGCGCCTGAAGGTCAAGTCGTCTCGTGACCACCCGATCGAGTGGTGGATGACGGGCGGCCGGGCCGTCCTGATCGTCCGGGCGCTGGACAAGTTCCACGGCGCCGTCGTCGACAAGGAATTGACGCACGACGGGTCGTCGCCGCTCACCCGGCACATCCTCAACGCCCGTCGGCGCACGTCGCGCTCGGGCATCCAGATCATGAAGGAACACCCCGACAGCGCCAACAAGATCGACGCGGCTGTTGCGGCTGTGCTCGCGTGGCAGTGCCGCCTCGATGCGGTCGCCAAGGGGCTGGCCGAAGAAGAGGCGCCGATGGGCGGCTACACGTTCTGACCGGAAGGGGGCGGACGCGCATGCTCGACATCACCCCCGAGACTCCGGACTGGTGGCTGCTGCGACTGGGGCGCCGGATGCGCGACCGGCGCCCGCAGCTCGACCAGTGGTGGAACTACTACACCGGTGATCATCCGCTGCCGGAACTGCCGAAGCAGGCGACCGACGCGTTCCGCCAGTTCCAGCGCAAGGCGCGCACGAACTTCTGCCGGCCGATCGCCGACGCGAGCGTGCACCGGCTCACCGTTTTGGGGGTGACCGACGGGCAGGGCAAGGCCGATGCGAACGCTTTGCGCTGGTGGCAGGCCAACCGCCTCGACTCCGCGCAGAAACGCTTGTACCGGACGGTGATGTCGCAGGCGACCGGGTACGTGATCGTCGGCCCGCACCCTAAGCGGACCGAGGACAACGGGCGTCCGGCGCCGCTGATCACGGCGGAGCATCCGCGGCAGTGCATCGTCGAGTACGACCCGGCCACGGGGGAGGTGCTGGCCGGATTGAAGGCCCGCTGGGACGACATCACCCGTATCGGCCGGGCCGAGCTGTACCTCCCGGATATGGTGGTGCGCTACACCACCGCCGCCCGGGGGTCGGGCAGGCTGCCGTGGGGTCTGGAGTCGTGGACACCGTCTGGCGCCCCGGTTCCCCACGACCTGGGCGGATGCCCGATGGTCGAGTTCGCCTGCCGGCCGGACCTGATGGAGGATCCCGAGGCGGAGTTCGCCGGGGTACTGGACAGCCAGGACCGGATCAACATGGGCGTCCTAAACCGCATGACGGCGAGCAGATACTCGGCGTTCCGTCAGGGCTTCGTGACCGGCCACAAGTTCGCCAAGCGGGTCGACCCGCTGTCCGGGCTGACGGTGGTCGAGCAGCCGTTCGTCCCGTCTCCGGCGTCCCTGTGGGCGTCTGAGGGCGCGGACACCAAGTTCGGGCAGCTCGACGCCACGGACCTGTCCGGCTTCCTGGCCGAGCACGAGTCCGACGTCCGCAGCATGCTGGTGCTCTCCCACACCCCGGCGTACTACTTCGCCACCGACCTGATCAACATCTCCGCGGACACGGTCAACGCGCTCGACATCAACCACATCGCCAAAATCCAGGAACACCAGGTGACCCTCGGCGAATCGTGGGAAACGGTCATGGGCCTGGCCGCGGCGCAGGCCGGAATCGAGCAGGACTACTCGCAGTCCGAAGTCCGCTGGGCAGACGCACGGCAGCTGAACCCGTCCGTGCTGGCAGACGCCGCGGTCAAGAAGTCCTCGATCGGCTACCCGCTGTCGATCCTCGCCGAGGATCTGGGTGAGTCGCCGCAGCGCGTGCGCCGTATCACCTCCGCCGCGGCCGGCCAGGCGCTGCTCAACGCCGCCGCGGCGACCACGCCTCCCGGCGCCCCGGCAGCACAGCCCGCCGCCCGCCCGGCGGCCGGTGACACCGGGGCCGATCAGTGAGCCAGGCGGCGCAGGCAGCGCTCGACGCCCGGTACGCGTCCGTGTCGACCGCCCTGCGGGGGCGCCTCGTGCAGTTCGTCGGGGACGCCTTCCGGGGGCTCGGCGACTACCGCGACGCGGACGCGGACGCGTTCACCGAGCGGATCCTGCCGACCGTCCTCGGCGCGCAGGAGCAGATGGGCGCGCTCACCGACTCCTACCTGTCGCAGATCGTCGCCGACATGTTCGGCGGCGCCGCGGCCCCGGTGGGCGTCGAACTCGACCAGGCGCTGCGCGGAGTGCCGCCCGACGAGGTCTACCGGCGGCCGTTCGTGGCGGTGTGGACCGCACTTGCCGAGGGCGTATCGCTGGCCGAGGCAGTCACCCGTGGCGCCGCCCGGCTGACCTCGATCACCTCGACCGACATGCAGCTCGCGCGCACCAACGCCGCCCGCCAGGTCGGCGCCGACGACGACCGGTTCCACTTCTTCCGCCGGGTGCTGCGCGGCAGCTTCAACTGCGCGCTGTGCGTCCTCGCGAGCACGCAGCGGTACAACAAGTCGTCGCTCATGCCGATCCATCCGGGGTGTGACTGCGGGATCCGGCCGATACCCGGCACCCAAGACCCCGGACAGATCATCAACCCTCACCTGCTGGAGGCGGCGCACGATGCGGTGGCCGCCGGCGGCCACGAAGTCGACCGGGCAGGCAACATCACCGGCCGCACCGGCAAAGGCAAGCTGGTCCGCGGCTACGCCGACGTGATCATCACGCACGAGCACGGCGAGATCGGCCCTCTGCTGGCCGTCCGCCGCCAAAACTTCACCGGCCCGTCGGACATCCCGCCCTCCGCGGCGGGCGACACCGGCCAGTGACCGCGTGCGCCGACACGGCGCCGCTGACGAGACACCCCCCGACACGGGAGACACCACCATGCGCACTCGCTTCCTGCCCCGGCACGCCTGGGCACACCCCTACGGCCGCGGCCCGCTCGCCGCCGCCGTGTTCTATGCCGACGGCGGCGACGGCGGCCAAGGTGGCGCCGGTGACGGCCGCGCCAGCGGCACCGGTGACGGCGGGAAGACCGACGACGCGAAGCCCGGCACGGGCGGAACGGGCGCCGACGGCGAGGGCGACGGCGACGGCGACGACAAGACCGACTGGAAGGCCGAGGCGGAGAAGCACAAGGCGCTCTCGCGCAAGCACGAGGACCGTGCGAAGGCCAACGCCACCGCCGCCAAGGAACTGGCCGAGCTGAAGAAGCAAGGCATGTCCGACAGCGAGAAGGCGGTCGCCGAGGCGGCCGAGGAGGCGCGCGGGCAGGAGCGGGTGCGGCTGGGCGGCAAGCTCGCCCGTGCCGGATTCCTCGCGGCGGCCGCAGGGCGGCTGCCGGACGCCGCAGCGGTCGCCGACGACCTCAACCTCAGCAAGTACGTCGCCGATGACGGCGAGGTCGACGAGAAGGGCCTTGCCGAACTCGTCAACCGCGTTGCCCCCAAGGACGGCGCCGGTGCGGGCGGGGGGAAGCAGCGCGGGTTCGACCAGGGCGCGCGCGGCACCGGCCGTACCGAACAGCGGACGAGTTCCGTGGCCGCAGGCCGTGACCTGTGGGCCGACCGGCAAAAGAAGACCACCTGACGAATGGAGGGGCCGTGAATCTGGCCCAGACGACCGAAAGTTTCGGCCAGGACGACCAGTCCTGGCTCGGGTCGGCGCACGGCACCGATGCCGGCCGACCGATCACCCTCGACGTGTCCACGTTCACCGCGGGCACCCACTACCCCAACGGCTACTTCCCGTCCGGCCTCGTGCTCGGGAAGATCACCGCGACCGGCCTGTACGGGCCCTACAGCGACGCGGCATCGGACGGCACGCAGACCGCCGTCGGGTTCCTGTTCACCGCGGCCAAGGCGCCGTCGGTGAACACCATCGACGTGCAGGGCGTGTTGCTGTGGCACGGCGCCGTGATCAAGGCGAACCTGCCGCTCCCGGCGTCCCTGGACGCCAACGGGGCAATCGACCTCGCCGCCAAGTTCGACATCCGCTAAGGAGGATGACCGATGCTGCTGAACACCGACTACATCCTCCCGGCCGAGCTGACCGGCTACGTCCGCGGAGCACTGGGAGACCTGCCGGTCAACCAGTTCCAGCTCGCGCGCTGGCTGCCGAACAACACCATCGACGACCTGGAGTACCGCTTCACGCGCGGCGGTGAGGGCCTTGTCCAGGCCGCCACCTTCCGCAGCTACGACGCCGAATCCCCGGTCGGCTCCCGCCCCGGCCTGACCCGGGTCACCGGTGAACTCCCGCCGATCAGCCGCAAGATCAGGCTCGGCGAGTACGACCGGCTGCGGCAGCGGCGGGCCGATGCTGCGATCCGTACCAGCATCATGTCCGACGCCGTGCGGATGACCCGGGCGGTCGCCGCACGGATCGAGCTGGCCCGCGGCGAGGCCCTGTACTCCGGCAAGATCATGCTCGCCGAGAACGGAATCACCGCCACGGTCGACTTCGGCCGCGCGGCCGGCCACACCGTGACGGCCGCGACCGCGTGGACGGACACTGCCGCCTCGACGCCGATCACCAACCTGACGACCTGGCGGCAGACCTACATCGACAGCAACGGCGAGCCGCCCGGGGCGATCGTCACCTCGCAGCGCATCGTGTCGCTGCTGATGCGCAACGCGGAGATCAAGGCGCTGGCGTACCCGTCCGGTGCGTCCACCACCCTGGTGACGCTCGCGGTGATCAACACCATCCTGGAGTCGTTCGGCCTGCCGCCGATCTACATCAACGACGAGCAGGTCCGCGTCGGCGCCACCGCGACGCGGGTCATCCCGGACGACCGGATGCTGTTCCTGCCCGCGCCGGGCGACCCGGAAGACCCGGAGACGACGCAGCTCGGCGCGACGCTGTGGGGAACCACCGCGGAGTCGCTCGAACCCGAGTACGGCATCGAGACGGGCGAGGAGCCCGGCATCGTCGCCGGCGCCTACACCACGGCCAACCCGGTCGCCGTGTGGACGAACGCCGCAGCCATCAGCCTGCCGGTACTCGCGAACCCCGACCTCAGCTTCTGCGCCGACGTGGCCTGAGAAAGGGGAGCGACGACATGGGCAAGCGACTGGCCGTGCACACGCACGTCATCGACAAGCAGGGCCGCACGGTGCACCTGGCGCCGGGCGACGAGGTGCCCGCCTGGGCGCGCGGACAGCTCACTAACCCGAAGCTGTGGGCCGACGAGGACCACGACGAGGGCGGGGGCGGCACGCCGCCGGGCGGCGTGCCCTCGCGGTCCGGCCCCGGCTCGGGGAAGGACGCCTGGGCGGCGTTCGCCGACGGGCAGGGCGTCGAGGTCGGCCCTGCGGCGTCGCGGGACGACATCATCGCCGCGTGCGAGGCCGCCGGCGTCATCACCCCGGAGAGCTGAGCGGTGGCGGCGTTCGCCACGGTCGACGACTACGAGGCCCGCGCCGCCGTCACCCTCGCCGACCCGCAACTCTCCCAGGTGACCGCCTATCTGACGGACGCCAGCGCGCTGATGACCCGGGCCATCCCCGCCGGATTCACGCCTGACCCGGACACCGCGCGGGCAGTCTGCGTGTCCATTGTGCGGCGGGTCATGGCCAACCCGGGCGGCTTCCGCGTCCGGACCATCGGCGGCTACAGCGAAACCCTGGGCGAGGACGGCGGCATGTACCTCACCGACGCCGAGGCGGCCCTGCTGCAACCCACCGACCCGACCGACCCGGACGCGGACGCGGCCTACAGCGTGAGCCTGGCCGAGGAGAGCGTGCACCGCTGGATCCCGGCGCACCGCTGGCTGCCGGGCGTGTGGTGAGGGGGCGCTGATGTTCTGGCAGTCCGGCATCCGGCTCCGCCCGGGGGTGAAGACGGACCGCGGCGGCAACGCCGTCCCGGACTGGTCGCCCGATGCCGTCGACCAGCTGCCGGTGAGCCGCCTGTCGATCCAGCCGACCACCAGCACCGAGGCCACCGACACCACCCGCACCGCGGTCGTCTCCGGCTGGCAGTTGATCTCCGAACCCGGCACCGCCCCGGACATCGTCAGCTCGGACCGGTTCGAGTTCGACTCGATCACCTGCGAAGTCGTCGGGGAGGTCGCGCGCTGGCCGGACTCGTTCGGCGGCGTGCACCACATCGAGGCCGTCCTCAAGCGCGTCACCGGATAGGAGACCGCATGCTGAAATCGTTCCAGTTGGACCGGCGCGGGATCCGGGAACTGCTGACCAGCGAGCCG